ACAATTCAAGACTTGATAACTTGGATAGCTAAAGACCTTGTGAAGTTCAATGGTTTTGCACTTAACATTGTCAAAAACAAATTAGGGACACCTGCTGAAATATATTATTTAGATTTCAAACGTGTTCGTTCTAACAAAGAAGGAACAAAATTCTATTATTCAACTGACTGGGCTAAAAGCTATGGACGTGTCAAATACATTGAATATGATTCATTTTTGACTGATGAAGGTGAAAAGAAAGGTTCTACTATATTCTATTACAAGAATGACATAAACCGTGTTTATCCTACACCTATGTATGCTGCTGCTGTTGTTGCTTGTGAAATTGAAAAGAAAATGAATGAATATCATTTGAACAACATATCTAATTCATTTTCAAGCAATTACATAATCAACTTCAATAATGGAAGACCGTCTGATGAGATACAAGAAGAGATTGAAATGGAAGTTTATGACAAGTTTTGTGGTGTTGAGAATAGTGGAAGACCAATGCTTTCTTTCAACAACAACAAAGATTCAGAGACTACTGTGACAAAGATAGATGCTGACAGTTTCATTGACAAATACAACACATTGGCTGAACGTTCACAACAAGAGATATTCACATCTTTCAGAGCTACACCTAACCTTTTTGGTATTCCTACTAAGACAACTGGTTTCTCTGAACAAGAATACAATGAAGCTTACAAACTTTACAATAGGACTGTAATAAAGCCTATACAGAAGAAAATTGAGAAAGCTATGGACAAGATATTTGGAATTGACAATTCAATAACAATTATTCCATTTGCTTTAGACGCACTTGAAGAAAAAAATGAATAATATTAGATATGAGAAACGTTTTACTTACATCACCTGATTTCGTCAGATTGAATTCTAACATATCTGACAACGTCAACTCAAAGGTTTTGGCTACAGCAATACGTGAAGTTCAAGAAGACGAACTTCAAGAGATACTTGGAACATTGCTTTTAGAGAAGCTTCAGGACTTGGTTGAGAACAATGAGATAGATCTTCCTGCAAACAAGACTTATAAAGACGCACTTGACAAAGCACAGATGTTCATTACTTACAAGGTTATAGCTGAAGTCATTATGATGGTTAACTATAAGATTGACAATGCTGGATTGATTCAGACAAGAGATGAGAATATGGACTATGCTGGAATGGATGACACATTGACTATGAAGAACCATTATGACACTAAAGCTGACCATTATGCTTACTTGCTTCAGAACTATTTGATGGAACATCTTAATGAGATTCCTGAACTTACTGAATGGCAAGCCTGGAAGATTCGTTCTACTTTATATAGTGCTGCTAACCCATCAATATTCTTAGGTGGAGCAAGAGGAAGAGGTTGGTTCAGAGCTTGGCCTTATCGTTGCCAAAGAGGAATGAACTGGCCTAACAGATCATAATGACAATTTTTCAATTGTCAAAATTGAAATAAAAATATAAACATTATATTATGACACTTTTAGAGACTATAAACTTATTGAACTGGATAGCAAAGAACCAGCCTAATGTTAATGGAATAGTTGAAAGTGGTGACATATTTGACTTGAACAAGGATGAATATCAACAGAAATATTCTGCTTTCTGTGTTACACAAAACACACATAATGTTGGTGAGGAATTCACAACTTATTCATTTACATTATTTTATGTTGATAGACTTACTTTAGACAAATCAAATAAGTTAGAGATTCAAAGCACTGCTGTCCAATTCTTTGGCAATTTGATTAAGACTATAATGCAAAAATTTGATAATTTGAACTGGACTAATGGAGACGTCACAACTTTCACTGAAAAGTTCTCTGCTGAATGTGCAGGTGCCTATATGACTTGTTCAATAACTACACCTAACAACTCATTATGTGCACAAATAAAGTTAGAATTGGGTGAATTTGCACCAGAACCTTATTCTGATGACTGGTTCAAATATGTTGAACGTTACATTTGATGTTTTTCTTTCAGAAAAACTAAATCTTAAAAATTTATATTATTCATAAATAAAATATATTTTAATAAAAAATGGCTGATTTCACTGACATAATTCAGGAGATAAACACTAATCTTCCTGACAATAATACACAATCAATTACTGCTGCAAAGTTAAGAACTACTCTTGTTGATTTGACAAATGCTATTGATACGCAACAAGATGATTTTGAAACTACTGTAAATGACACATTGGGAGAATATGAGACACAAGTTGAAAATCTTTTGACTAATATTTGTGTTGATAATCTTGATTCAACTGAAACATCAAAGGCTTTGTCAGCTAATCAGGGAAGGGTAATAAAGAATATTCTTTTCGGAACTAATGATGAAACATTAAGTGATGAATTAACAATTTCAACTATAGGCTCTTATGGATTTAATAATGCTTCTACAACTGCTGCTTCTTCTGTTGTTTATTACTATTCTTATGGTAATTCAAGAGCTTCAAGAATAACTGTTGCTTCTTTCGACACACAGGAAATAGGCAAATATAGATATCTTAGGGTTCAAGCAAACGCTACTTATTATTCTTATATAACATTCTTGAAGAAAGATAGACCTACTACTAACAATATGACTTATCAGGACTTAGTTGACGGTGATTATCTTTGCACAAGTGTGCACTATGATGCTAAACACGTTGGTATTCCAGTTATTAAAGATACTACAGTTGATTTAGAGATTCCAAGAGACTGCAAATCTATTGTTTTTGCCACAAGATTATATTCTGATGGTTCAAACGTATCAACATCAGCAAGAACTCCTGTATCTGTAGAAGCTTATGGTATTATTCAACCTGACAATATATATTATCAATCACCACTTCCTAATGGATATGTTAATTCTGAAATGATAGGTGATGGACAAGTCAATACTAATAATATTGCTAATGGAGCTATAAATGCTGACAAACTTGAAGATAATTTGGTTGAAAAAACACTTACAGGTGAAACAAATGAATATTTTTCTTTCAACCTTATAGATTTTAATAATTTATATAATGGTTATATAAATGCAAACGGAACAGTTTCTTCTGCTTCATCAGGATATAAAGCTACAGACTTCATAAAATTAGATGGTAAAAAAGTTTATTGGGGTGTTGGTTTTATTAGTTCTTATGGTTCAACAACTGGTATTGGAGGCTGTGTGTATGATGCTAACAAAACAAAGATAAGAAATTTTGCCTGTGGAAATTCAGGTTCTTATGACCCTGTAACAGCAGAAGAAGGTGCTGTATATATAAGACTTTCATATTCAGGTTCATATACTTTAAGATACGTTGTTTATGCTAATGAAGATGGTTCTAATCCTTTTGCACAATCAAGTGGTATAGTAACAAGTGATATCAATGACTACTTTGACCAAATCATAAACAGTGCAAATGTAAACTTGTCATTTCCTAAAGAAAATATTCCTGAATTGATTCCTGCCTACTCAAGTGTCGGACAAAATGGTTTTTCAAAAACTTTTGATTCAATTGAAGGTGGTTCTTATGGTTATATAGCTGCAGATGAATATCCAAGTTATTTGAAATGTAACCACACAATAAGTTTCAAAGGTTATCTTGCTGACACTTTAAGTGGATCTAATACTATAAAGTTTGGTATTGCAAGAAATTCTACTAATGGTAAAATTCTTAAAATCACGCCAACACAAGCAATAATTCAAAGATATGATTCAGAATCAGGATATGTAAACAATGTTGCCTTCACACATAACCTTACAATAAAAGATTTCATTATGTGTGAAATAACATTTACTTGGTATGGTGGAAAAATGAGAATAATTTCAAGTGGTGGTTCATTTGTTCAGGAATGGCAGAACTCACAATATTCATACACAGGAAATGCACAAGTAAACTACGGACGTGCTTTTGTTGAACCTACAATTACACTTACTAGTGTCAAGCTTACACAAAGTTCAGACAGATTTATGAAACCTGTATGGGTTTGTGGAGATTCATATACATCTATGGCACAAGCAAGATGGACTTATCAAATGATCAATACTTATGGTATAGATGGTTTCTTGCTTGATGGATTTGCTGGAGCAGAATCTAAAGAAATATATCCTGATTTAGTTCAAATGCTTAAATATGGAACACCTAAATATTTGTATTGGTGTTTAGGAATGAATGACAATTCAGTTTTATGGAAGAACTACTCACAATTAGTTGAAAAAATATGTCGTGAAAGAGGAATAACTTTGATATATCAGACAATTCCTTGGCCAACTTCATCTTCAAGTTCTGCTGAAAAATCAAAAATAGATAATTTTATAAAAAATTCAGGATATAGATATGTTGATGCTTACAAAGCTGTTTGCAAAGACGATAATGGAACTTGGTATGATGGTATGCTTGATGACGGTGTTCACCCAACAATTTTAGGTGCTAAGGTATTGGCAGGACAAGTTTTAGTTGACTTCCCTGAAATAGCTAACTATAAATAATAAAAATGTTATAGAGGGCTGGTTAGCCAGCCCTCTTCTAAACAAAATGAAGAAAGATCACACATTTATAAAAGAATGCAAAGAATGCTGGAAAGAAGATATATGGTTAAAAATATTGACTATAACTTCTGTTGCATTGATAATTTCATCATTTGTTGTCCCACCTCTTGGAATAGTTGATGGAAGTGTTTTAGCTGCTGTTGGTGAACTTACAGGACTTGGAGCACTTTGGGAATTCACTAAAGCAATGAACAGGAACATTGATTCTAAAGTCAAGATTAAAGAGATTGAACTTGAACTTAAAAACAATAAAGAAGATGATGATCCAGCACAGGAATAATGACAATTTATCATTGTCAAAATGATATAATGAAATTTTGCAATTTAATAATTGAAATAATTATTACAAACTTACGTTTCAAAATTATATAATGACAATTTATCATTGTCAAAATGATATAAGATTTCTATATGGCAAACTATAAACTTATGATTCCCTGGATTAAGAAATGGGAAGGTGGATATGCAAATGACCCTGATGATGCAGGTGGATGCACTATGAAGGGCATAACTATAGCTACATATCAAAAATATTTTGGAAAAGACAAGACTTGTTCTGACCTTAAGAACATAACTGATGACGAATGGACTTACATATTCATAAATGGCTTTTGGGACAAATTCAAAGCTGACCAAATTGAAAACCAATCAATTGCACAACTATGTGTTCAAATGGGATGGGGTTCTGGTTGTGTTACAGCAATAAAAAGAATTCAACGTTGCTTAGGATGCACTGCTGATGGAATAGTTGGACCAATAACATTAAGCAAACTAAACCAAAAACCTGCAAGAGATGTTTTTGAGAAACTTTGGCAAATGAGAAGACTTTGGCTTATTGAGATATCTAAAAAAGGAAACAACAAAAAATATTTGAAAGGATGGCTAAACAGATTAGACGATCTAAAGTTCATAGAATGACACTGGTTGCATTTTTGCTGTTAGGATATATATTTATATTATTTTCTTGTAAAAGTATCTCTCGTGTCACAGAAACAACATCTAATGAAAAAATAGAGATAGTTTATAAAGACTCTATTCGATATTTTGATTCAACAGTAATTATTCCTGTCGAAAGATATGTTGACATAGTTAGAAGCTATGACACTTTAGAACTTGAAACTTCACAAGCTAAAGCAAGAGCGTGGGTTGACTCTATATATTTGAGAGGTGAAATAGAGAACAAATCAATTATCCAATATAAATATGTTGATAGATGGCACACAAAAGATAGTTTGGTTTACAAAGACAAAGAAGAATCAGAAATTTCTCAAATAGAGACAATAAAATATATCAAAAATCCTGTAAACAAGAACTTGATTATTTGGTGTATAATTAGCACTCTGGGCTTCATAGTGACACTCTGGTGTGCTTTCATAAGAAAGCAAATAAAACATATTACTTAAAATATAAAAGCCCTCAGAATGAACTTGAGGGCTTTCTAACAAAACAAAACTAAACAAAACGATTTCAAATTTCACTGAAAAACTTATATCTTTTTTCAGTTATGTCTTCTAAATTACGCGAATATTTGACACGTAAAGAATTTATATCTTTTATCTTTTTCAACAAATCTTTGTCTCTCAATATTTTCTTTATAGCTTTAGCCCAAGCTTGAGGTGTTGCTTCTTTCACAAACAAACAATCTTCTTCATTCACGCCAAAATTAGAATAAGGGATTACTTTGCTTGATATCACAGCGGTGTTTGTGAAACCTGCTTCAATGAACTTCAATTCTGATTTGCACCTGTTGAATTTGTTGTTTGTCAATGGAACTAAAAGAACATCAATGTCTTCATATATCTTTCCAAACTCACCTTTCATAATGTCTTTAGTTTCTATTCGCTTATAATGTTTTACCTCTTGTTTGAACTTGTTTTCTGTCTGAACCCACCAATTTTCGTTGTCATCTAATTTCTCTTTTGATATTATCTTTCCTTTTTCATCAATAGTAACCTTTTCAGCGTTATTTACATCATAACCACAAAAAACTAATTCTATTTCTTCTAATTGTTTATCAGTCAAATATTTAGGAAACTCTAACAATTGTTTTATGTCTTCTGTGTGTGAACTTCCACCTGTCAAACCAATACGAATCTTGTCTGATTTATTCTTCTTTGTTGAGAATTGTTCATCATTAGAAGATATTCCATTCTCAAAAACATAAATCTTGTCTTCAGGAAAATATTCACTTATAATGTTCTTGAAATATTCAGTTGTTGTTGTAACATAGTCAAACAACTTGAAGTTCATCATCATCTTTTCAGGAAACATATTGAAAACACAAGCTTCTCTTGCAGGATGGTTCTTATGGTAGTCCCAATAGTCATCAATGTCTAAAACAAACTTTGTGCCGTATTGTTTCTTGCAATATATAATCATCTTCCAAACTTCTTCTTGGAAACTTGAAGTGAACAAACATTGATGGAAACAAACAATGTCAAAATTCTTTCCAATCTCGTCTTTCTCAACATCTGTATATTTCCAATGGTTGTCTATAGTTATTTCAAAATCATCAGGATGTTTCTCAACTAAACATTTCATTGGTGTGTAAACTCTATAATAATAAACGCCACCACCCATTGTTGAAGGTATGAACAATATTCTCTTTTTCATTTGTTTTCACTGAATATATTTGTCAATAAATTATAAATGTTTATGAAGTCATCTTCATCATATAAATCAATAATCATTACAAATTTAGATATTCCTAAAATTGATTCATAATAGTCAGGTTCATTTATAGATATTCTAACAAAACTTTTATCACCTTTTTTATAATACATATTGAAGAACATTTTGTCTCCATTGTTTATGTTTTCTTTTACAATTGAACTATCTTTATCTAACTCAATCTTTTTGTCATAACAATAATCAATGCAACTTAATAGTCTTTTTACTTGTATCGTGTCTAAATATAATGTTTTGTTAAGCCTTATTATTTCTCCTCTTAATCCATCAATAATATCATATTGCCTTAACTCTATTTTATTTTCATTAATGACATTAACTTTATATTCTGAAGTTATTTGTCCAAATGAACATATTGTCATTCCAAATATTATAATTAAGATGTAAATTATCTTTTTCATAGTTTTTTAATTTTATTTGTATTTATATTATAATATAGTTATATTTTTATGTAAATTTAATGCTTGTTTTTATTTTTTGAAGTTTCCCATTAAATTGAAACAAATCTTTCTTTATGTTTAGATATATATGATTTGACCTTTCCAATTGCTTCAGCACAGTCATTCTGGCTTTCATATATGATTCCAGTCTCTAAATCTTTAACTTGTTTCTTCTTTGATTGGTTTCTCTTAGGATTGTAATCTGATTTAACCCATTTTGATTTATAGCCTTCATCAGCGAACTTAAGAAGCTTGTCAATCTCTTTGTCATCACAATATTGCAATGTTTCCCAGATGAAGTCTAACATAGCTAAACGAGGTGCCCTGCCACATTCTAAAAAAATCTCATCATTTTCTGTAAGTTTGTCCCAGCTATATTCAGGATCACCACCTTCATCAACAAATACTTGTGTATATTCTTTTGTCCACTCCAAAGATTCATTCTTGTCACAAGGAATAGAACCAAGTTCGTCATCTGATTCATATCCTTTGCAGAACCAAACTAAAATCTCATCAAATATATTGTTGAACATTATCTCATATTCTAATCTTTGTCTTTTTGCTTCATTTGTCTCTTTTAATAAAGCGTTTCTTTTGTTGTCATTGTATATGTCTAACCAAAATCTCTGTTGGAAAGGATTGCTATGTTTGTTTCCATTCCAGATTTGGCTTCTAAGAACACCATTTTCAGTGTCTTTCTTCATTCCTTTTATAATGCAGGTTACAACATAAACTTCATAGTTCTTATAATATGAAGCTAAAATCTCATTTGAATATTCGTTTATCTTTTTCATAGTTTGTAGTTTTGTATTTGTATTTAATTAATAATAATAAGAAAAATTAAAATGGATAATGAAATTGTTGAAAATTTCATATTTTCAATAAAAATTTTGATAAAAATTTTAACTTTTTTACATAATTTCATTATTTTATTGATTATAAATTAGTTATATAACTTATTATCTATCATTTATTTATGTATAACTTATTATGTATCATTTAGTTAAGTGGGAAACTTCAAATTGTTATTTTGCTATATAATATTAATATATAATAGAATCTGGAACTTTGAAGTTTCCCATTTTCTCATTCAGATACATTTTTCATTAGTTGTTCTTCTAAAGATATCCTGTCATCATCTTGATAGTTTACAGCTTCCATCTTCATAATAGTGTTCATATGCTCATTCTTTACAAACTCATTTGTTGCATTGACATATTTCATAGGGATGTTGTTTATGTCTTCATTTGTCTCTTCAATTGTCCATTCTTTGAATATATTTTTTCTTTTTAGGTTGTTGTATATTAAAGATTGATGGCATCCAATAGTCTTAGAACATCCATATAAAGATGTTGCCCACCATATTCCATATATAGGGTGTGAAAGTTTATAGTTAGATTTGCTTTTCATTTTTATATTTTATGTATTTATATAATAATATAGTTATAGTTTGATTCAAAATTTAATAAAAATAGATTAAATTTTATAAAAGAATATAATTATTTAATTTTTAATTAGTTATATAACTTATTAAAAACTAATTAGTTGTGTATAACTTATTATATATCATTTATTTAAGTGGGAAACTTCAAATGTGTATTTTGCTATATAATATTAATATATAATAGAATCTGGAGGTTTGAAGTTTCCCAAACTAAAAATTTTTTCATATTTCTTTATCCATTTTTATTTTTTCCTTTATTATTATATAAATAAAACAAAATATAAAACTAAATAAAAATGACAAACTCAGAACTGATACAAAACATAAAGACATTAGACAAACCAGGCAGAGAAAAGTTCATCCAGCTTTGCAAACAACTAAATCTTCAATATGGAGAACCTGAAAATGATAAGCTTGCTTATGACTGCTATATAATATATAAAGGAAAGAAATATATCATTGAGCTTAAAGACAGAGATCCTAAATGCGAGCAATATGATGAATATATTTTAGAGCAAGACAAATATGAACGCGTAATGAAATGGAAAGAAAGACTTGGAGCTGCCGGTGCTTACTATTGCAACTGGTTCGGAAACAAAGCATATTTGTTCAATTTAGAAGATCCAAGAATAACTGAACATCCTGCTAAACAATGGATGAATGCAATAACAGCTAAATCAAGAAACGAAAAAGTTGAGAAAAAAATATTCTATATTAATAAAAATATAGCTACAACTTATAAAATATGAAATAAACTAAACTATGAAAAATGAGACTTCAATATCCACAATATCACAACATAAAATTATATCTTCAGATTCCTGACTTCAAGGTTGAATATGAGAAATTTCCTGATGAAGAAAAATGTGAAGGTTTTGATGAATTGTTTATGACTATCTATGACACAGTTGTAAAGACTTGGAATAAAGTTGACAATGACAAATCACCTAATTTGTATTCAAGGAATTATTTGCAACCTGTAATAGTTTGTGACTCAATGCATAAAAAGCTTTGCAACAAATATGGATTCAAACCTGGAGATGTGTATAGTTCAGCAACGGATTTGAAGAACAAATGCAACATAAAAAACTTATCTCAAATAAGTTATTGGAAACGAATGGGTTGGATAAAAAATGTAATAGAATGAAAATTTTTTAATATTTTTTTATCCATTTTCAAAAAACTTATTATTATTAAATATAAAGATACTAAAAATACAAAAAATACTACTATGGAAAAGACAAACAAACAATCAGACAACATCTTCGCACAGATAATACTTGAGCAAACACATTTGAACTTTGTCAATGAGCAGCTTGAAGAAATATATGACAAAATAGGTGAATTCACTGAAGAAGAAGATGCTACAATCTATTTTCTCAACAATGAGAAAAACCTGACAATAAACAAAATCAAAGAACTAAAAATAGACTACGCTAACATTATGAAAGAAGAAAACACAACAGTTACTGGAAAAATCGAAATTGAATACAAAGACATTCCTGATGAACTTAGATTCTATATCTACAGATTCCTTAACAAATGTGTTATGGACAACCCTGGTGTAAGTTATCACACTGTTGAAAATACTAAATATAGCAAAGATTTTTGCTACGATGATGAAGACACACTTAAATAAGAAACAAGTTGTTAACAATTTAGCACGTAATAAGGTGATTGAGAAGTTAGCTAAGCAATACAACTTCTCATCACCCTATTCTAAAGACCTATGTCAAGACTTATATATTGAACTATTGAACAAAGAAGAATCTCTTATAGTTGGACTTTATGAACGCAATGAGATAGAATATTATATAAGGAAGATGATATCAAACAATGTTAACTCATCAACATCTCCGTTCTATAAGAACTATGAGAAGTTTAGAAAAACAACTGATGAGATACAAAATGAAAAAACCGAAGGAGAATAAACTAAAAGGTTTCAACATATATGCTGTTGAAGATGAATACAAGCCCTCTGATGACATTTTCAATGAAGATGATATAACTATTGACAGGATAAAAAGAATCATCCAGAATGACCTGAATGAGCCCGAGAGACGAATTATATTATCTTATGCGGAATTAGGAAACATTAGAGACTGTGCTAAACTATTCAAGGTTTCTCCAACAACTATTTGGACAAAAATAAAAGAGATAAAAATAAAAATCATTAAAAAACTATGAAAACATTAATATTTATTGCAGCACTTATTATTTTATTTATTCTATTAGCCTGCGTTTTATGCGATATAATTAATAAAATAATTATTGAAATCAAAGATATTAACTCAGGAAGCTATAATTGGGAAGTGAGAGACAAAAATAAAAAACATTTAAAATAATGGAAATCACAATACATAACAACAAATGGTATTGGGGTAATTCTCAATATATAATCATAGACAATGGTTGTGGTATGATAACTACTCAATACTTAGATGATGAACCGAACATATGTTGGATATCTACATTAAGTGTAGTTGAATACAAAAGAAAACAAGGCATTGGAACAAGACTAATTAAGTTAGCAAGGATGTGTGCTAAGGACAATGACTGCACTACACTTATGCTAAGAGCAGAAAAAAATGTAGAATGGTTGATCAATTGGTATAAGAAACTTGGATTTGTGATAGATGAATCTTATAAAGATGATGACCATTATTTTCAGATGATTAAGAAAATATAAATATTAACTTATTGACTATGATAATTGCAAAACGAAATTTCATAACACCAACAGATGAATATTATACTACAATGGAAGAAGTTGAATATATTTTTACACAAATAATTGATACTCAACAACTTAAGGATAAAATAATATACTCACCTTGCGATAGTGATTCATCAGCGTTCACTATTTGGCTATATGAACATAAAGAAGAATATAAATTAAAAGAATTCATTCACACATCAGATGACTTCAACACACACGAAGACATTTTTGAAAAAGCAGACATAATCATAACGAACCCGCCGTTCTCAAAAATTGTTCGCGAACTTTTACCAATGATAAATAGAACTAATTGTAAATTCTTTTTGTTCGGGACACAAATGAGGATAGATGAATATATGAAATATGGCTGCACATTCATTAGGAGACCTAACATTAAATTTAATACTCCATTTATAAATAAAAAGACTAATGATTATTATGTTGATGTTGATGGTACAATTTATATGACTAATTTAATTATAAATAAACCTATAAAGAAATATAGGAATTTTTTGAATAAATCTTATAAAGACATAACAGTTATAGGTGATGGATATTTAGTTATTGATAAATCTATTGAATTTCCTTACGATTATGATAAACCTGTCCTCGTCCCGCTTTCATTTTATGATAATAATTATATAGACCAATTCACACTTTCACTTTTAGAAAACCATAAAAGAAACTTTTATAGTGATGGAAAAGGACGTTATATACGAATACTTGCACAACGTAAACACGAATTTGTCGGACAAAAATTTAATTGAATAAAAACATCTAACTAAATGATTATGAATACATTATTAAACTTATTTTTAATTTCAATTATAATTTGCTTCATAGTTGACTGTTCTGGAATTATGACAGACATAAGGAAGCTTGTCGCAAATATAATATACAAGAAGACTAAGATGAAAGTTGACTACAATGAGCTTAAGCTTAAGCCAATTGGGTGTTCTCTTTGTATGACTTGGTGGACTGGAATAATCTATTTGTTATGCATAAGTGAATTCACTATATTAAATTTGACAATTGTCGCTTTGCTTGCTTTATTGTCATCAAACATTTCTGGCTTAATGCTTACAATGAAAGACTACTTTTCATCTTTTGAAAACTGGCTTCAAAAACTCATTTCTTAAAACATATATTTTATATAAATACATTTTATTAATAATGATATACAACGAAGAGCAATGGGATATAATAAAGAAAGCTTCTCCACATTATGAGACAGCAAGACACGAATATATTCGTAATGCACCAAGACATTTGACTGAACAAGTTATGAATGTCTATGAAGCAGCTACAGGAAAGAAAATATATTCAAGAGACCTTTCTTGTGCTGTTTGTGTTCTTCATATTTATCAACAAATAGGAAAGACATATTTTGCTGATTTAGAAAATCATCAAAACAAAGAAATACAAATAGAGACTAAAGACAATGGAACAGGAAGTGAAAGCAAAAAGAGAAATGCCAAATCCAAGACTGGAAACAAAAAGAAGGAAGAATGAGATAATTGACAAGCTTTCTGAAGGTTTTTCAAGACGTAAAGTTGTTCTTTTTATTATGGATAGATATGACATAAGTGAAGGTGAAGCTTATCGTCTTGTCCGTGAAGCTTTGAAAGACATTCAAGAATCTACAAAAGACTTCGACATAACTGACTTGAGGACTGAATATGTCGAGAGAATAAATTCTTGGATAGAGAAAGCCATTGAAAAGAACGATATGAAGACAGCTTTGAAATGCCAAGAGATGCTTAACAAGATAAACCAATTGTATGTTGAGAAACAAGAGATTGATGTGTCACTTAAAAATTTAGAATTCAAGTTTGGAGATGAATAACGAGAAGATAACATTTAGAGGTTACAAGCCAAAGCCTTGGCAGAAGGTTGTTCACGAAGCTATTTCCAAAGCTGGACCTAAAGCAGGAAAGATATTCGTCGTGAAGTCACCTCGCCAGATTGGCAAATCTTTCCTCATTGAAATGGAGCTTCTACGTCATTCAATAAACTACAAGAATTCAGTAAACATTTGTGTATCAATAACTTTCTCAAACTGCAAGAAGATATTCCAAGAGCTTTACAATGGAATAGTTGAATCTGGACTTATACAGAAATGTGACAAGCAAGGAATGGAGATAACACTTGTAAATGGTTCACAAATAATATTCAAATCAGCCCAGCAAAGAGAATCATTACGTGGCTACACAATAAAGAACAACGGCCTTCTTTGTATTGATGAAGCAGCTTACATTCAAGACGACATATTCTCAACAGTTTTCCCTTGGACAAATGTTAACCACGCAAACATTTTAATGACTTCAACTCCAAGAATGAAGACTGGAATATATTATGAATACTATGAAGAAGGACTGAACGGAAGTGATGTTGTTGAATCATTTGACCTTTCAAAGTTTGATACTTCAGAAATGCTTTCACCTGAGAAAGTTGAATTCTACAGGAAGAAGATGCCTAAAGCACAATTCATAACTGAAATACTTGGTGAATTCTCTGAAACAGGTGCAGGTGTGTTTGACATATCTAAAGACATCTGGCTTAAACAACAAATATCTTCTTATGATGACATATTCATAGGGATAGACTGGGGAACTGGTTCTAACAATGACTATACAGTTGTTTCAGGCTTAAATGCAGCAGGTGAGCAAGTTGTTTTAGAGAAGACTAACTCATTAAGCCCTGTTGAGCAAATAGCTTGGATAACTGGAATAATAAAGAAATTAGATAAGCAAAAAATCCGCAAAATACTTTGTGAAAAGAACTCAATTGGAAGTGTCTATTTTGATATGCTTAAGAACAATTTATCTGGATATCCTGTTGATGACTTCACAACATCTAACTCATCTAAACGTGAGATTATAGAATACTTAATACAACGTGTTGAGAATGAAACAATTAAACTTATAAATGATAAAGAGCAATATGTTCAGTTTGGTGGATATGCAATGGAGATAACTAACTCTGGACAAATAACTTACAATGGACTTCCAGGGACACACGATGACTGTGTTATGGCTTCAGCCTTTGCAATGAAATGCATAAAAGATTTAGAATCAAACACTTACACTTTATCATTTGGACATAAAAAATATAAAAACGAAAGAAAATGGAACTAAAGAAAAAGAATGGCTGGCGTGATGTCACTATAAATGAATATTACGACCTTAAAGAAAGACTTGAAGATGATGAGCTTACACCTTATGAGAAAGAGATTACAAGAATAGCTTTTGTGAACAATATTACTGAAGATGAAGCTTGGAATCTTCAAATAAACGAATTCAGGAAACTTCAAGTTGAAGCACTTTGGCTTAATGAATTCAATTTGTCTGACAAAGCAATGTTCAAGAACATCACAATAAATGATGAAAAATATGAAGTTGATGTCAATCTTCAAAACTTCACTGTTGCACAATATATTGATTTCCAAACATTTTATCCAAAACGTAAAACAAATGAGAGAATAATTGGAAACATATTAGCTTGCTTCATAATCCCTAAAGGAAAAAAATATGCTGAAGGATATGACATTAATAAAGTTGTTAATGACATAAACAGCTATTTGGACATAATGACAGCTAATGAGATATTGTTTTTTTTTCTAAAGCGATATCTGATTTCAATAAGGGCTACAGCGAACTATTTCAATTGGCAGATGAAGAGGATGAAGAAGAAACTAAAGAATTCGGACAAGGTGCTTACTCTGGAGAAGGAATGGGAGAAGATGAAACAGGATATTTTAGTTGGCTTGCGCTTGTCGACAATGTCGGGCAGCTTACCAGAGACAAATGGGATGACGTCTTTAGGAAAAACATTTATGAATTCTTCAATCTCTTAGCTTATCTTAAGCACAAAAACAAAAAAATAAATGAGCTTACAGAAAAATGGAAACATCAACATTAAGTTTTGACAACCTTCAAATAGCTTTAGATTCATTTATAAATGACTTTATACAGACATATAAAGGTTTACTAATCCGTGATGACAAGAAAGCTTCAGGAAACCTTATTTCATCTCTAAAGCCAGTTACAATACAATTCAAAAACAACAAACTTGAAGCCAATATTTCTTTGGCTTCATATTGGAAATATGTTGAATATGGAAGAAGACCTGGAAAGTTTCCACCCATCAACAAAATAATTAATTGGATTAAAGTTAAGCCTGTCATCCCAAGACCAATGAATGGGCTTAAGCCTCCAACTGAGCCTCAATTAGCTTTCCTTATTGCACGTAAGATAGCAAGAGATGGAATAAAAGCAGGAAACCAATTCAAAGAAGCGCTTGATATGACTTGGAACAGACATTACAATGAAATATCAAATGCAATCACTGAAGACCTAAATCAAGCTATAGATTTGGTTACTTTGTTGTGAATCAATTAGTTGACATTTTTAGAGGGAAACTTCAAAGTTGTATTTTACTATATAATATTAATATATAATAGATTTCTGACACTTGAAGTTTCCCATTCAAAAATACAAAACACAAATTATATTTTATCTAAAGATAAAAACTTTTATTTTATAAAATATATTTTATTAAAAATAAATTTATTTTAGAAATGGCATCTTACTCATATAGAACTTGGGAGACAATAAACCTTCCAACAGTAAATACAGATACTTATTTCATAATATTAGACCACGCTGCTTCAGGTGACCCATCATATGTAACAAATGGTGTGATATATTCAGGTTTGATAATGAAGAATTATGGAATAAAGAATCTTAATGAGATACTTTCTCAACATATATATCCTCAAGAGATCTCATTTTCTGCTTCAGGATATACTCAACCTGACACCGGAATGACAAAGACATTTTATGTCTATTACACTACTGATGACTGGGCTAACTGGACTTATGATGACATAACAATAACTTATGACTGGAGCTACACTTCTGGAGACAAGACAGAATTAAGTGACCCAATTTTGAATTTAGTTGATTATAGACAAGTGTTTATGTATTCAGCAAAAGCTTCAAATCCTTCAGGTTCTACAGTTATAGTTAAGATAAACAACTCTCAAATAGACACTTACACTATGACAGGAACAACTGTTTACAATTATGTTAGAAGATTAGACACTGTTAATTATCCTGGTGAATTCACTTATGCTTATTCATATGACTTCTTTGTTAATTTAGCAGTTTCTGCTTTGCAAGACCAATTAGTTTATGGAAACATATATGCTTTAGAGATAAACGGAAAGACTTATTACATTACTAACACTTGTTATCGTTATTGTTTGTATTACTTGAACAATCTTGGTGGATGGGATTCATTGCTTTTCCGTGGACGCGAACTTCAATCTGACAAGCTTAGCCGTTTGTCTTACAAATCAAATTATGTTGCACAATCTACAGAATTCTTCAAGAAAGACTATTTGACAAAGATAAATGAGGGATGGACTTTGAACACATCTTTCTTGTCAGATTTGGAATCAGGAAAAATGATACAAGCAATGGCTTCAAATAGACTTTATCTTCACGACTTTGACACTGATACAATTATTCCAGTTAATATAACTAATTCAAGTTGTGAACATAAGACCTATAAGAACCAAGGAAGAAAGATGGCTACTTATGAGATAACTGTTGAAGCTTCACAACCAAAATTTAGAATATAAATATATTAAATTGAACTATGATAGAAATTTATATAAGCAATAAGAAACTTGACTTGATAGATGACATTGATGTTAATTTCACTTACTCATCAATAGACACACAAAACCCATCTGCTGTAAAGAACTCATTTTCAAAGACAGTTTCAGTGCCTTCAACACCAAATAATGATGAGATATTTGGACATATTTGGAGATTTGATAGCTACATAACTTCTTCAAATCCAAATAGTTATACTGGTGTTTATTTTGACCCACATAAGAGGACACCTTTCTACATTATGAGAAATGGAGCTGTTGTTGAGAATGGCTATTGTGTTTTGGAATCTATTTCAATGGTTGAGAATGAGAAGAAATATAACTTGAACTTGTTCGGAGGACTTGGTGAATTCTTCTTCAACCTTATGTATGATGAAGATGGAAAAGAGAAGAACTTGACTGACTTATATTGGAAATGGATTCCAATGCGTTCTTATGACACATTAGATTGGGAATCAGATCCATTGACACCTGATGAAGAGAATTCACAATTGCTTTATCGTTTGAATTCAGCAAATGTTTGTGCTTCTTGGCCTTTGTTTGACCCAAATGACAATTTAGCTTATGATTCTAAATCTTTCATTTGTTCAGACATTATGTTTGTGCCAATGTATTATGGCTATAACAATGACTTCATATCTAACAAGATATTAGTTAACAATTATCAAAGAAACAATTCAGGTGACACTGGAACTACTATATCTTCACATTGGAACTCATTTCTTCCTGTTCAATATCAAGAAGACACTGATGTTTATGGATTATATTCTCAAGATTCAACAAATAGTTATGGTTTGTTAGAGACACCAAGAGATCTTGACCCTTCTGAAGCAAGAGACTTCCGTGTAACTAATATGCCTATGGCTATCCGTGTTTCTAAACTTATGAACAGGATTGCTGACCCTGACAACAATGGTGGATATACAGTTGTTTGGGATTCAAAGATTAAAGACTCTTATTGGTGGAAATATGGTTTCATTTTGACTGACACACCAGAATATGATATAAATAAAATGGTTATAACTGATTTGACTCCATTTTCAAATACTTCAATTGTCGAAAAACCTAAAGCTACTACATATTCTTATAGTGGAACATTAATAGAATATCAATGGACATATTCATCTACAAATGTTACTACTGAACAAACTATTGAAACTAATTTGAATTTAAGCAATTTAAGTTCACCTGTTTTTAACTTCAAACCAATTGTTAGCACAAAATGCAGAAAAAGAAAGGGTTTTGGACAACTTGATGATTGTGCTATGTTATCATCAAGATACATTAATGGTAAATTTCTTAAAGCATCACACACAATATCTTGGCTTATAACATTTTGTGATGGTGACACACCAATATCTTATAAACTTTGTTCTTTATGTTTATCAAGAACTGGTGACAATTTTGGATCAGGTTATTATTTAATTAATAATAATTCTACAACTTATCCATCATCAATAGATGGCTGGGAAACTAAAATGATAAATTATGTAAATGATAGATTTGGAAGTTCTTTAACATTGGCTGATTTTAAGTTATTAAACAAAAGTTTTACAGGTTCAGTTACTAATCCTTCAGTAGGATCAATTGGTTGGTTGAATACTACAGCTAATAATTTTTCATATATATTAGATATTCCTAACACAATAACTAACTTAAAAATAAAAATGATAGAATTTCCTTTGACTTACTTTTTGTCTTACAATGGGACTAATTATACTGATTATGTTTTAGGAAGAACTTCTTCAGATTTGAACACACTTTACACAAATATATCAAATCTTTTTGGAAATGACACAGAATATAGAAATGGTTTTTGTGAGGTGTTCAATTATAAATTGACTGAAGATAATGTTAGTTATTATAAAGGTTTATATACTACTTCAGTTACAACTAATAATGGTTATCAATGGAATAATTATGAAGGAGATGAAACTTATACAACTTCTTATTTAGATTCAACATTATATGATGAAGACGGAGGTGAAGGTGTATTTTTGAATATTTATAAATCAACTTTATTAAATAATACTAAATCACCTTACAAATATTTGATTGACTTTGCTAAAATGCTTAATTTGAGATTCTTGTATGACAAGAATGAGAAGAAGATAACTATTCTTCCACACGATAGATATTGGATAAATAAGACTATCGACATAAATGAAAAAGTTGATGTTGGACGCGAAATAAATGTAAAGCACCTGTTTGACAAGACTAAATTCATTAAGTTTAACCTTAACACACCAGACACCTGGGCTGAGAATATTTACAAGAAACTTTCAAAATATGAATATGGTGAATATATAAAAGACACAGGAATTCAGTTCAATAAAGAATCAAAGAATTTGTTAGATGGTTTAATGTATTCAAACTCAATACTTTGGCAAAACAAATCTATTTATTATGATGGAAACAATCTTGGAAAATATTTCTTGCCAACACCTACAAACCAAAACGTTTTTGATTGGACATTGTTCAAAGTTGATGGTGATGAAACAAAATTATTGACACGTTCACAATCAGGTTCTAATTGTGTTGATGCTATTGATATTCTTCCTAAAGTTGGTTCATTTGATAAAGACAATAAATCAGTTAAAATTGGAACAACATTTGTATTCTATAATGGGCTTGTAAAGAACTTCGCAATTTCTGATGCACAGATTTCAAGTTCACTTGTAACACTTACACCTGACTCAATAAATGAATCACATTATATTCAAGCAAGTGGTGGAACAGGAAACTCACAATATCAAGACATTTACATATATAATGTCCAACCTGACACAACATATTATGTTACTGCTTCTAATAGTTCAAGTTATACTTCTTATGTTGTCAACTATTATAATGCTAATGGTGTAAGAATTGGAACTGAATATGCACAAGCAAATGCTAATCTTTCTGATGCTGTTCTTACTTTGCCTTCAGGAACAACTCAAATAAGATGTAACTTCAGAAAAGCTGACACAAACGCTAAACTTAAAGTATTAAGTTCTAACTCTTATGTGTTCTCGCCATATTTCACTGTATCTGACAATACAAGAATTCAACAACAGTTAGCTGGTGGATATTGCTATTATTATGGATTCAAATCAGATGGTGTTGGTTTTGGAACAGGTGCTGCTTGCACAGCTTGTTCAGCTTCTTGGTATGTGCCTTATTTCTCAAGAGACTTATATAACACTTTCAAATCATCTACAAGCACTTGGACACAACAGACTAAATTGTTAGCAAGTTGGGACATAACAGAGCCTGAAAACATAATGTATGATGATTCTCGTTTACAGTTCATAACTGACAAGAATGTTTATTATACTTTCCCAGTTTCTCAATCACCATATAATTTTGAAGATGCTAAAGCTTACACTAAATCTTCAAACTCTTATATATTTGGAAACTTCTGGAAAGACTTCATAAATGACTTCTATGACAGGAACTCAAAAGAGATAACTTGCTATTGTAAGATTGAAGAAGCACCTGAAGTTGCACTTCGTAAGTTCTACTCATTTAGAGGTTCATTATGGATTATGACAAAGATTGAGAACTACAGATTAAACTTCTATGAGGACAACTTCTCAAAGGTTACTTTACACAAGATTGTGAATAAAGACAATTATTTGCATAAAAATAAAATTTCATTAGAAGAATCTCAAAACATTATAGATAATGCTAATCAACAACAATCATAAATGTAAAAAATTACATCTGGTGAACTTACAGTCTGTTTTACACATCCTGATGTGTCATAAAAACTTAGATTATAAATTATATATTTATTAATGAAATTATAAATTTCATAAATTTATTATTGAGAAAGTTCACCAGATGTATTAAAACAATATTAGAATGAAAATTATTCAATAATTATTATGGCTTTAGAACAGAATGAAATAAAGAAAGTGATTACAGTTGATTTAGGAAACACAACTACTTCACTTAAAGATTACAAGAAGCATATAGACGAGCTTCGTGGTTCTTTGCTACAGTTAGATGAGACATCAGAAGAATATCAGAAAATAGCCCAAGAAGTTGCTAATGAACAGAACAAACTTAATGAAGTTATGAAAGTTGGTAAGACTAACACTGATGCCGCTGAAGGTTCTTACAACCAGTTAGCACAGACAATGAGCGAACTTAAGAAGCAATGGAAAGCTACTGCTGATGAGACTGAAAGGGCTGAACTTGGACAAAAGATATTAGACATAAACAACCAACTTAAGGAACTTGATGCTTCAACAGGAAACTATCAAAGAAACGTAGGTGACTATGCTAATGCTTTTGAGCAAGCTTTTGACAAATGTTTAGATGGAATATCATCAATAGATGGACCTCTTGGTGAGATTGGTGGAATGACTAAACAACTTATTCCTGTCATAAAGAGCGTAAATGCTACTGCCGTTGCTGGATTGTCTGGTGTCAAGAAAGCTTTAGCTTCAACAGGTATTGGTTTGCTTATTGTTGCCGTTGGAGAGCTTGCTGCACATTGGGAAGACCTTAAGAAGTTAGTTGGTGATATGATAGGTGTTCAAGACACTTATACAGCTGCTGTTGAAGCTTCTAAACAAGCTATGGAACAACTTAAGAATGAAGTTAAGGAAGCTAACAAAGAAATAAAAAACCAAACTAATTTGATGGCTGCACAAGGATCTTCAAGACTTGAAATTCTCAACACTGAATTGACTGATGAGAAAAAGATTCTTGATGACCTTTGGAAACAATATAACCAAAAGATTGATTTCTACAACCTATATAAAGATGCTGGAGCACGTTCACAACGTAGAGCTGCTGAACTTCGTAAAGAGGAAGCTGATGCTATATATGAAGAGATTAAAGCACAACAAGAACTTGTAAACCAAACCAAACAAAACATAAAGGTTCAGGAAGCTACATTAGAGAAAGCTGCAAAAGACAGGATAGCTGCAATTGAACTTTCAACTAAATCACAAGAAGAACAACTTCGTATCAAATATGAGAAAGACCTTGCTTTAGCTGAAGAATATGGATTGTCAACAGTTGCTATTGAAAAGAAATATCAAGAAGATTTAGCTAACTTGAGATCTAAAGCTAACAAAGAAAAACAAGATGCCTCAAAGACTGATTCACAAATATTGTTAGAACAACAAAAACGTGAAGCTGAACAAATAATTGCACGTGTCCATAAATCAACAACTGATGAGCTTGAACTTTTAGAAGAGACTTACACTAAAGAGAAAGCTTTGCTTGAGAGCCTTGGATTAGACACATCTGAATTGACACAAGAATATGAAGACAATAGACAGAAGATTATACAGAAGAAAGAAGATGAGATATACAAAGATGTAAAAGAACATTACGATAATGTATTGAACATATATGATGCTGAAGCTGAACAATTAGAATTTGAAGCTGGAATAGAGATTGAAGATGCACAACAGTTAGCTGATGCAAAATATCAAATTGAGCAAGACCTTTTAGACAAGAAGATAGCTGCACTTGAACAATATAGAGAAGAGGTGATGCTTACTAACCAAGACATATCTGGAATAGAAGCTGAACTTGATGGATTGAGACGTCAATATGCTAACAACAAGATGCAATATGACAAGCAAGCTGCTGACTATGCTAAGAAGATGGCTGAACAGGAAAAGAAAGACAAACAAACTGCTTTGACTTCTTCATTGTCAGTTGCCTCTTCTGTATTTGGTGCCTTGGCTGACTTGCAAGAAGAGAATTCTGAAGAATATAAAGCCTTCGCTATAATGGAGACAACAATATCTACATTAGAAGGTGCTATAAATGCTTACAAATCAATGGCCGGAATTCCTTATGTTGGACCTGTTCTTGGAGCTGCTGCCGCTGCTGCTGTAACACTTGCAGGTATTGCTAACATAAACAAGATTCGTTCTGCTAACAAAGATTCAGGTGGTTCACCTACTGCTGTTGCTGCACCTCAAATAGAATCAGCTGATTCTGCAATGGCTTCAGTTAACCCATTATTAGATGAGCAAACTGACATCAATAGAATGACCTCATTAAATGAACAAGGTGACTCTACTAAAGAAACTCAAAACTTACGTGTTTATGTTGTCGACCAAGATATACGTGATGCTGACCATAAAGCTAAAGTTGTTGAGGACAATACTACTTTCTAAATTTAGATATGGGAAACTTCAAAGTGTCAAAAATCTATTATATATTAATATTATATAGCAAAATATAACTTTGAAGTTTCCCACTTATGAAAATAAAACAAAAAAACATTAAAATATTTCATCTTAAGATGAAAAATAAACAATTTTTAATTGTTTTATATTTATAATAAATTTATCATATTTTATTATGATTCCTGTTTTTGAAGCACTTATAGATTCTATAGATACTGGAATTTACAAAATATCATTAGTTGACCTTCCTGCAGTTGAAAGTGATTTCATAGCTTTTGACAAACAAGACAAATTGATGAAATACTCAATTGAGAATGAAGAGCAAAGAATGGTTACTGGTGTCATAATGAGGGCAAACTTCAACATTTATCGCTATGATGAAGAATTTGGTGAATATTATATCAAATATTCTCCTGAGACTATAAAGATTATGGCTGAAAAGATGATGATAGATAACACTTTCAACAATATCAATTTGATGCACGAAAATGGAACTGACGTTGAAGGTGTGAATTTAGTTGAGCTTTTTATTAAAGACACAAACAAAGGAATAAATCCTGCTAATTTTGATGACATTGAAAATGGTTCTCTTTTCGCTACATATAAAATAAACAATGATGCAATATGGGAACAAATCAAACTTGGAACTTTCCGTGGATTCTCATTAGAAGGAATATTTGATATTGAAAGAACACAATTCAGAAAAATAAATAAAGAAAACAAAAATACATTTTTAACTACAATGAATAGATTATTTAACAAATTCTTGAAATCTTTTGTAAAGTGTGGTTCATTGACTACTGTTGATGACAGAGAACTTTACTGGGTTGGAGAAGCTGACCTTCAGATTGGTGATGAATTGTTCTATAATGAAGACGGACAAGAAGCAATCAAAGTTGAAGACGGTGAATACGAACTTAAAGACGGCACAAAGATCGTTGTTGAAGACGGACTTGTAAAAGAAATCCGTGAAGCTGATGGTGAGAAAGAAGACTCATTAGACAACGAGGTTGAAGCTAAGAAATCAACTGAATGTGCTGAAGAAGAAATCATAGTTGAGGACCCTGAAAAACCAGAAGACGAGACTAAAGATGAAGCTGACAAGAAATATGATGACTTAAAAGCTGAAATTGATGACCTTCGTAAAGAACACGACGAACTTAAGGGAATGTTTGAAGAAATGAAAGCTGCTTTGGATTCAATCCTTGAGAAGCCAGCTGCTGAGCCTATTGTTGAGGAATTCACTAAGGTTGCTGGTTCTAAAGCTGAAAATGGAATTCCTGTTTTTGGTTCACGTGCTAAATCATTTCATTAATTCATAACTTATTGATAATGAATAAAATAAAATAAAAAATAAAACAAAAAAATATTGTTTTATATTTATAATAAATGAAATTGAAATTTCATAAACAATAAAAAGATAAAAATACACAATTTATTAAAAATGGCAAATTCATATAACGTAACTGCACTTCCAAATTACGTTGATCAAATGAGACCTGATTTGATCGCTAAAGCTGTAATTGGAGCTAAATCAGCTGGTTTGTTTACATTACAGACTGGTGTTAAAGGACCTACTGCTTTGAACCTTATTTCTTCAAATGTTGTTTTTGGTGATGGTTCAGCTTGCGGTTGGACTGAAAGCGGTGCTACATCATTATCTCAAGCTGTTCTTACTCCAAGAGCACTTAAGATCAATATGAGCATCTGTGACAAGACTTTACTTAGCAAATGGGCTAACTATCTTGTAAAGGTTCAAGCTAACAAACTTGACAGCGATCTTCCTTTCGAGGAATATTTCATTGAAGACGTAATCAAGAACGTCAAAGCTGGTATCGAAACAATGATTTATCAAGGTGACTCTGATAATGCATCAGCTATTGAATTCGATGGACTTTTGAAGATTTTACAAGCTTCTGGCAACACTACAATCGTTACAACTGGTGCATCAAGCGTAACTTCTTACAACTTCATCAAACAGGTTGCTTCACAAATGCCTGCTTCTATCCTTGATAGAGATGACCTTGTAATTTTGGTTTCTATGCCTATGTATCTTGCTTATGTCCAAGACTTGGTATCAGCTAACTTGTATCACTACAACCCAGGCAATGGTGAGAATGAATATATGCTTCCTGGAACTAACATCCGTGTCATCGGTGTCAATGGTTTGAACAACACTGAATCATTTGACTATGCAATCGCTGGTTCTTTGAGCAATATGTTCTATGGAACCAACCTTGAAGATGGTGAAGAGATCTTCGATCTTTGGTATTCAAAAGACAACCGTGAATTCCGTTTGGCAATTGAATTCGTTGCTGGTGTTCAGGTTGCTTTCCAAAATGAAATAGTTCTTGGTAAGAGAGCAAAATAAGTTTAATATAGAGAGGGACTAAAATCCCTCTCTTGACCACCCTCACAAAATAAATATAAAAATATGACGAAAATAATATGAGCTGCACACAAATATTAAATGGTATTCAGGTTGATTGCGAACCTTCAATGGGTGGTTTGAAAGTTGTTTACATTGCTAATTCAAGTGATGTTACTGATTTCACAGTAACTGATGGACAAATAACATCAATAACAATGGCTTCAGGTAAGACTTTCAAAACTTACTCTTTCCGTAGAAACACTGCTTCTATGACATCAACACTTTCAGTTGACCCTGCTAATGGAACTTCAGTTGCTACAGATGTTGCACTTTCTTTCCTTAAGCAAGACACACAAAAGAGAATTGAAATTTCAGCTTTGTCAATTGGTGAGCTTGTTTTGATAGTTCAAGACGCAAACGGAAGATACTGGTTCTTAGGTAAAGATATGCCTGTTATGGCAAGTGCTGGTGGAGCTGAATCAGGAACCGCTTATACTGACGGTAACCGTTACACTATCACTCTTCAAGACAACTCTAAGGATTATCCTTATGAAGTTAAGACTGCACCTGCTTCTGAAAGTGACACTGACTATGTTAACATAGAAAGCATCGTTACTCCTAACTAAAAAAAAACAATTGATAATCAAAACTTCTTTTTCATAGTTTAACACATATATAGTTTTGAGCCCGGGCATCCAATAAGACCCGGGCTTTTTAGTGTAATGAAATTTTGTAATTTCATAATTACAATAAAACAAATATAAAGTTTTTTATATTTCTAATAAAATTATAACAAAAATGATTATAGTTTCAGACAAAAATATAGAAAATTCTGTTTATTTTCCTCAAAATTTATACACTGACAACACTGATGTTTATAAATTAGTTTTGAATGATAGAGGAACTAACAAAGAATATGTTTTTGATAATCTTGATGACAAACATTTAGTTCAATATGACTTCTATTCATTTTTCTTGAATTTTTCAAATTTGCCAGAAGGTGAATACGAATACACAATATTTGATTCTAACAATGATATTGTTGGAAAAGGACTTATAAGACTAAATGAATTGGAACAAGACAACATTTACTACAACAAAAATAATGAATTTATAGCATATGACAAGCAATGAAAAGAAACAGACAAATGTTAAGTTCTTGGCTATAGACCAATTTGTTGAATCTAACATTGTTGCACCTACTGAAGTTTTCATAAAAGACAGAGGTTTTGTTGGTTGGGGTGAAGTCAACAATTATCCTGACTATATTGAAGACCTTTATCAGAATGTCTCAACACTTCACTCTATAATTGATGGAACTACAGACTATGT